GCTCCTGTACCAGATGAAGGAACAGTCTGCGCTGTACTTCTTACAGTTCCAGCCGTGTCTAATTTAGTCGCAGGCGAACTCGTCCCGATGCCGAGGCCCGTGGAGGTGAGGCGCATACCTTCGGTGGTATCAGCACCAAAAGACAAATAGCCGTTTCCGACTTTTAAGTAATTTTCTAGACTACCGGAATTGTTACGGATTTCAATTTCGTTAGCGGATGAGTTAGAACGAACCCACAAAACAGCGGCGTTGTCAGAAAATCTTGGAAATTGAATTTTAGAACCGGATGTGCTGCCAACCTGTACATCAGTCCCGTTAAAAGTCAGCGCACTCCCCGACGTCGCCACCTTGCTGCCGTTCAGATACAGCACGCCGTTGGCGGTGCCGCCGGAGAGGGTGGGGTTGGCAGTAAGGGTCGCCGCGCCCGTCAACAATGTGGTTCCACCAACCGAGAGATTGCCAGTTAAACTCAGCGAGTCTCCGCTCAATCCTTCGAAATAGTTTGTTGCAACGACAATATCGGTGCCGTTCGACACCAGAACCATCTTCTTGCCATTGGGAACCGAGATACCGGTCTGACCAGAGACCTTGACTGTGACCTGACCAGACGAAGTGTTGTTGTAGATAAAATACAGTTTCTTGTTGGCAGGAACGATGAGGTTCGTGCTGGCCCCACCCGTACCCGTCAGTTCAATGTACATGTTTCGGGCGACACCCGTCGCGCCGTTCGGGATCGTGATCGTGGTATCCGTACCCGTCGCAACCGCCTGAGTCACATAGCCAGAGACGGCCTGCTCGATGAGGGTGCCGAGGTTCGTGTTGGTGGTGTTGCCCCAGACACCCGCTTGATCGCCAGTGCCGGGGAGTTCGATACCAAGGTTTGGACTATACGTACTTGCCACTGAGCAATCTCCTAAATCAGTTAATTAACTTCCAGTTTGGAGTTTGCGCGTCGTTTACAGGCGACCACGAATTAGCCTGACTGTCGGAAACAGGGGTCCAAACAGAACCTTGGCCGTCGTTGATGATACTCCAAACATTAACAGAAGCAACGTACCCCGTAGCAAAAACGCCTGTCGGGGTCACCACCGCCTCGCCAACCACTACCACAGAGCCTACGGCACCCGTAGCAGCCACACCCGTTACCGGGACATCCTTGCCAATCGCAACCGTGACGGTACCCAAATCACCCGTCGCGGACACACCCGTGACAGAGACCACCGCCTCGCCAACGACCGATACGTCGCCAACCAAGCCTGTACCGAAGACCCCAGCAGGGGTAGCAATAGCCCCGCCCGTAGCCGTGACCGTACCGACTTGACCCGTAGCCGAGACCCCGGTGACAGGGACGTCTTTACCGATTGCAACGCTGACCGTGCCTACAGAGCCGGTAGCCGAGACCCCGGTGACTGAGAATACAAAGTCGGTAACGACTGTCGGGGTGCCAATGAAGCCAGTTGCCGAGACCCCAGTTGGGACAATTGTTGCCCCAGTAATAACCGTCGAAGTTCCAACAAAGCCGGTTGCTGCAACCCCTGTGACGGAGATCGTTGCCCCAAGTGATACCGTGACCGTTCCGATCTGACCCGTACCGGCAACGCCTGTGGCATTAACGGTAACAGAGCCGCCACCCGTATCGACAGTGACCGACCCAACATTACCTGTGGCTGATACGCCAGTCGGGAATACCGTGGCCCCAGTTAGGGCTGTAACAGAGCCAACAAAGCCTGTGGCCGAGACTCCGGTGACCTGCACCGTGAAGTCATTCAGTACAGTAACAGTTCCAACCTGACCTGTAGCGGACAGGCCGGTGGCGTTGACAATAACATTGCCCCCAGTCCCGCCACTTTGAAGCAGCGTTAGGAGCATGGCTTACACCAGCGTCAGAAGTTGATTAAGCGTTTCCTGCGTCTGTGCTGATTCTTCATCAATAGCGGCTATTTGGACTTCATCGCCCAAGCGCACAGCAGTCTCCCGCTGCGCCGCGAGATAAGTAAGCCGTGTCCGCGCAGTCTGGATCAACTCAGGGACGGTCATACCAGCACCACCAACTCTTGACAGACCGTGGACAGGTGCGAGTTCAGCAACACCACGTCGTAGGTGTCGTTACCGTCAATGGCCGCATAACACGCGATTCGCTTACCAACCGCAGCACCACCCGCCTGCAAGAAGTCAGTCGGCGTGAACGGACTCAGCACGCGGTTCTGCACGTCAAACCGAAATATCTGGCTAATCGCAGAGGCGGTATACAGGTTCAGGTAGAACATCCGACCTTCGTTCTCAAAGGGCGAATAGCCACCGCACGACCCCGTGGCCGGAAACGCGCCCGGTGAACCGTCGTAAGTAATCGCGCCAGTCCATGTTCCGGTGATACTTGCCGCTATATCAAGCACGTCCAGCGTTGCCGCGCCGCCACGGAAGAAGTAACAGAATGATTGCCGAGCGTAACGGTTAGCGTCCGGCTGAATACCCCATGAAGGCATCCACAAACCAGACGCCGCATTCGCAGCCGGAGCCGCACCAAAGTACGTCGTTGACCACGAGTTCGTCGTGATGCTGTTCGTGCCGTTGTTAATCGTGGCGTCGGTGTAGTTGTAGGTGTACACCGTCGTCGTCGCCGACGAGCGCAACAGCATCAGGTTTGGCAGTTCAATGACATACTTGGCCGAGGATGAAGGCTGCGTAGTCCAAGCCGTACCAAGCGTGTACACCGGCGACGGGCCTGCGGTGTGCGAGGCAATGATGCGGCGCTGACCCACTGCAGCCGGGGTCGTGGTGTCCTCAACAATCCGAATCTGGAAGTTGCGGTACTCGTTGGCCGCTACAACCGCGTCGCCAAGCGTCGCCTGTCCAGTCAACGTGGATGCGCCCGAGGCGGTAGCCGTAAGCGCAGAGCGAGTCACTACGCCTGTGTCGTAGACGTATGCGCCTTTAATCATCCCCTCGCCGGGCGAGCAATTGTAGGGCGTGTACTGCTCGTCAAGCACCATGATGTCGGAGTCAGTACCAATGGTCGCAGGCAAACCGGTCGTTGAAAGACCCGTCGACAGTGTGTTACTTGCTATTTCAAACGAGCGCCAGATGTTGCTAGCCGTCGTACCCGCGCCCAGCATAAACACGCGGCCTGCGACGATTTCGTATCGAGCGCCGGTCGATGGCGTAAAGCCAAACGACGACAGCACCGTGATTGTCGGCGTCGTACTAGCAGTGTTGCCGGCAATGTACCGCTCTGCTGTCTTGCCTGCAACGGTGTCGATGATGCGAAGTTTGAAGCCGTAATCGCCCGACCCGCCACGGTTAGCGAGCATATTCACGCCAACAGCCGTGGGGAGCGCAGTGGACAGCACGACCGAAGTCGTCGTCGCACCCGCGTTAATAGTACCGACCAAGCCAAACGACGGCGCAAAGGCCATCGCAGAACCGACGCCAAACGTGCCAGCCAAGGCCGGGGAAGTCGTCGCAGCCCACCCCTTTGACACAATGTTGAATCGGTTCAACACGGTGTTGCTGACCAACTGATACACAAACGGGTTGCGCGAAATGTCCGACCGAAGGTCAGAACACATAGACGTCGCGGTAGCGGAAGCGTTTGGCGTAGGTGCTACTTGTACCCACACCAAGCGGTCAATGACTTTCTTGAACGTATTAGCCATTTCGGTTCCTCAAGTAATGCGGCTGCGGACGCAATCAGCCCACGCGCTAAGGTTTGCCCCGTAAACCTGAATACGGCCTTGCAGGGTGTCAATGGTTGACAGGTTGGTGACCGTCGCGCAGGTGGTGACCGTCGTGACAGTGGATACCGTAGTCACTGTCGTTAGGGTGCTTGGAGTCAACTGAACACGCAAAGCCTGTGCTGACTTGTCATAGCCCATTGGCGCGTTGAAATAGTTCAACATGCGCGTCAACAGCATCAACATACCCTGTCGCGTTTCCTCTGCCGTTGCGTCTGCTACAGGCATTGGATTGGCAGATGAGACATCAACGGCAGTACCGTCCGTGCCAACTCCAATCTTGACCCGCTGGTGCAGAACCCCGCCGATATCATCGGCAGCGACAATAGCGCCTGATCCCGGTGTATATCCTACGTTGTCTGCCACGCTAGGCTCCTATTAAGCAATACGCAGAATGGCGTTCGACGCATCTGCAACGGGGAACTGAATCGTGAAGTTACCGCCCGAAGAAGACTTGTCACTGCCAAACGCCAGCACTGCCACTGCCTTGTTCGACTGAGTGCTGTTGTAGATCAACGCGCCGTTCGCCGTGATCGTCGAGGACGACCAAGTGGTGTCGTTAAAATCAAGGAACGCCGTCGTGCCCGACGAAGTAGGAGCCACCGTGGTCAGCGTGTTTCCGCCAGCAGTATAACCGCCAGTCGAAGCCACTTCGTTCGTCGTGCTGTACACCGTGGTTGTGGAGTCAAGCGTAGCCGACGAGGTGTAAAGAGCGATCTTGAAGGTATCCGGCGTAGTCGCGCCACGAGTGACCGTGGTACCAAAGGCGTGGATGCCGTTGAGGATTTCGACCTTGAAGGAGGTCGCCATTGCTTGTGTAATAGCCATTAAAGTTCTCCGATGATGTCTGCAATTTGTGGGTGGCCAGCAGCGCGTAGTTTTGCGGAGATAGTCACACGCTCACTCTGCTGCGCTTCGTCAAGATAGTGAATCAACACAGTGCGAAGCGATTCCTTGAACGCACGGGCCTGCTCAAGGATCACGGGGTGGCTTCGGTCACCCACATAAATGATTTTGTCCAATGCTCGTTCGGCAATCTCTTCCGGCGTAAACCCACGGTTCTCAGTGGTGAACACCTTGACGTTACCGATAAAACCTTGCGAATTAAGACTCATACGACGGGTACTCTCACTTGTCCGGAGCGGAAGGCATCGCGGCGGTTCTTGCCATCACCCAACTGCTTGAGGAGGCCCAACGCTTCCTGATACTTCTGCTCGTAATAGTTCATCAAATCCTGCTCGCCCTTCATGTAAGTATAGGCTTCTCGCAGTGACCCATACAGCAATACGGACTCAAAATTGTCCCCAAGCCAACTCGTGCCAGCCGTAACAATTGACTGCGGGTAATAGTAGTAATGCAGTTCTACACCATAGTTCCCATCCGGCGTAGGTCCAAGGATCAACGTGCCGGAATCAAACTGGGCGTAGTGGGTCGGCGTACCCGTGTCATCCGGATCGGGAAAAGACTCACGGATGAAGTTCACGTCCTTGTCGAGTAGGAACGACTGCGCGTTCGTCACCGGGTCGATTACTGCCAGAGAAAACGTGGCCAGCCAGTCCGTAGGCAGGGTCAGGTATTTGTTCCCCGAAGTCATGTTCCCCGTCTGATTGCGACGAATAGCCGGGATCTGAACGCTGTTATAGATGCGTTCTTCAGCCAACTGAACGAAGTTGGGGATATTGGAGACGAACGAAGACTCTGATGTTTCACAGTATTCTTGGATCGCCGTGACGAGGGAAGCGTAGTTCACAACTTAGGCATCCGCATCCTTGAGGAACTTCTTGCCCTTGGTGGCCGCGCCAGCGCCACGCATATCTTCGTACTGCTTCTTCTTGGTGCTCGCCGGATCCTTGCCATTAACCCAGATGTTGTCCATGCCGATACCCGTCTGAGGATACCCGCCGCCACCTGAGCCGGGAATTACCGGCACGCTCTTGATCTTGTTGCCCATATTAGCCTCTCCCACGAGCCTTGGTCGGGCTACGCTGATTCATAACACGGGCCATGTTACGGCCATACTTCTTCATCTCAGCAGAGGTCACGCCGCCTGCCTTGAAGGTCTTCTTCTTGCCGGGGTGCATATTTTCTTCATGCGCCCGTACTGCTTTCTTCGCATCCATCTAAGTTCTCCTACGCGGTAATCACAGTTACAGTGCCCACCTGTCCACGGGCGACCAAATCATTCGGGGTAAGTCCGGTGTCGTCTGCTCTCGCTCCGCCTACCGGTGCCCAACCCCACTGAATCATTCTACTACCACCTGCCCCATCATTCCCAATCTCATAATAACTCGTATCAGGGCGGGGATTGCGTATGGCCTGCGGGTCATCGACCGGGTAAAGCCCAAGTGATAACTGCGGTTGATCAGGCTCCCAGCACGCCCCGCAAACAAGGATATTAACGTTCTTGGTCTTGACCACCAACGACTTCAACTGCTTCAGTTTGTACCGAAATCCACACCTGTCGCATTCAGCGATTGCGTGTTTGCCCGAAGCAAAACGATTAGGCATTAGTAGCCACCCAAGAAACTCTGGCGCGGAACAAACCGCACCGCAGCCTTCTCACGGTCCTCTCCTGCCGCCAAATCCCAAGCCTCATCATACTGGGCCTTCAACGCCGCCATACGCTCCAGACCCCCCGGCAGTTTCATCGACAGCATATAAGCCAACCCTGCAATCATGCAGGGGAGAAACCTGAACGGGATGTCCTGTCCATTAATACCATTACCGGGATCAAACATCCGGCGTAGACGGGTGTAGACAAATGTGTAGGTCGTGCCGTTATCCGGTTTTGGCCACACGGTAATGGTTGGGTACTGCACGACGTTGGCTGCGTTGGTCGCGCCACTCTTTCGGTCGATCCACACTTGGATCGGTCGGCCCGTCGCGTTTTTATTCGGGATGGCAAGGTAAGTACTGGACGAAATGCGCGTGATGTTGATATCGACCTGATTGGTCCCAGTCCCAGTACGGATCACATGATCAAGAAGATCCACCGTATCTGCCGGAAGATTGTACGTGCTGGTGTTGTAGGTCAAAACATGACTACCCTGCTCTAGTGTCCACAGATTTATGCCACGATTGGCCCAGTCGGCCAAAAGGATGCCAAGGCTACGCCGTGCCGTCTTCAGGTCATAACCTGAACGGAGTTCCTGACCGCAACGCTCAAACGCCTCTTCTACGACGGCATTCAAGTCAAGGTTGAAATCAGTTGTGGCTGTAGTCTTGGCGACCATTTACATCCCTTGCCGTCTGTACGGCTTCACTTTTTCTTTAACACCCTTGGGCTGCGCTTTTCTCGCGCTCCACTGACCTGCACCCGTACCCTGCGTAGCCGAAGCCTTGATTGACTCAAACAACTTCTTACGCATACCGGGCTTGGTGTAGTTACCGGCCTCGTTGACCTTGCTCTTGACCTTACCGCCCTTGGCGTAAGACGACTCTTCTTCTCTCATAATTTTGAGAAGGTCTCCGCCGTCCGTATCCCGCATAACCTGTCGAACTACAGCCTCACTGCCATATCTTTTAATGAGGGCCTTCAGGATACGGGCGTTGTATTGGGTGTAGTCATCTTTCGCAGTTCCGCCTTCCTTAAATGTGCGGACGGGCTTGCCCGTACCAATCACGGGCTTGTCATCCCCACGACGTTTGGCACGGGGGATCTTCTTCGGCATCATCGCACCCATGCCACGGGACGGTAGCATTAGACGTACTTCCCTCGGGTCTTACCACGGGTCTCAATGCCACCGCCACGAGCGTACTTCTTCGCCTTGATAGCCCCGCCCGCACGAGCGGTTTGGATTCCCGCTTTGCGACGACGATGCCACTCAGACTCAGCCTCACGTTCTCGGCGTTTACGATCTTCATACATGCGGTCAAACTCTTCCCGCTCTTTCTTCGCCCGATCCTGTTCCATCTGACGCTCGCGCATCTTTTCCTTATAGAACTCTTTAGGATCAACAACGACTTCCTCTTCAATTACCGGAGGACTAGGCTTGTTTCTAAAACGCTTAGAGGGGCCTTT